AAAGGCAAGGCCAAGTACTTGGAAGATCCTGTGAATGAAAACATGAACAATCTTGAAAGGCGTATAGCCAAAGCAATACAAGGAGTGAAGATATGAGCGCACCGTCTGTTGACTTTGCATTATATCTTGAGAACAATAATATATCCAGCGCAGATGGATATGTGTATTATGGAGACATGCCTGACAATGTCGGGGCATGCATCACCCTCTATGACTACGCTGGTGAGCCGATAGGCAAGGCGGACAACATAGAGTACCCTGCCATACAGGTTGCCGTCAGAGCGGCTACATATAGCCAAGCATACCAACGTGCAACGGAGATTCAGAACCTACTCCACGGTATAGCCAATGAGATAATCAACGGCCACAAATATTTATCCGTATTTGCCAAGCAATCTCCCTTCTTAGCGGGAGCACGAGACAGTCAGGGCAGATACATAGTCAAGCAGAATTACCAGATAGCAAGAGTCTAATATTTATATAGTCTCAAACTAATCTTATATATAGAAATTCGGCGAGGTAAGCAACATGGTGGAATTTGAAGAAGCACTAAAAGAACTAAAAGCAGGAAAGAAAGTACGGAACACAAAATGGAATGGCAGAGGGATGTACTTAGAAGTACAATCTCCTGATGCAGAATCAAAAATGAGAAGACCGTATATATACATAAACCCAGGCAAAGGATGGGAAGTACCTTGGACACCCTCTCAGATGGACCTTTTTTCAGATGGCTGGGAGATAGTTGACGGAGATAAAATCTAACAAATAAGGAGACACACAAATGGCAAGCAACGCAAATGCAGCAGCAGGCACAACAATAAGTTGGAACGGCAACAGCATCGGCGAAGTAACTGAAATAGGCGACCTCGACACATCCGCAGATGATATTGAGGTCACGGACTACCAGGCAACAGACGGCTACAAGGAGTTCATTCAGGGACTCAAAGATGGCGGAGAACTGGAAGTATCCGGAAACTTCTATCCTACTGACCCCGGACAGTCTGCCCTTATCAGCGATATCAACGGTGGAACTGTCAGGACTGCCGTGATTACACTCCCAAACAGCGTAGGCACATGGACCTTCTCTGCTTACGTCAAAGGCTTTACTACATCAACTCCCATAGATGGACAGGTGCAGTTCACGGCTACTCTCAAAGTCACCGGAAAGCCAGTATTCGCATAATCATGGTGAGTTGAATGACTTCCACGAATACTCTATACACCCGGCTACTTCGGGCTAATGATCCGATAGCCGAACTTACCGAAATTGGCGAACTGTCTGTCGCTGTAGATGACATAGAAGTTACAAACTACGATAGTGACGTAGGTTACAAGGAGTTCATTCCTGGGCTATATGACGGCGGAGAACTCTCCATTACAGGCAACTTGACCGGAGACGATGCACAGGCAGGTCTGGAATCTGATTATCAGGCAGGAATTTTGCAGGACTTCATATTTGCATTTCCTAACAGTCTGAATTCATCATGGGGTTTTTCTGCCTATGTCAAGAACTACGGCACAGGCCAGCCGATAGATGGCGCACTCCAGATGAATGCCACCCTGAAAATATCCGGCAAGCCCACCCTGATTACCGACAACGGCAGCGCAGGACTGACTACTCCATACTTTGCTTTGTCAGGTAACAATAGTGGGAGTATATCCCCGTCTCCATCTCCCAGCAATAGCGTCTATTTGTACTCTGCTACTGCTGACAATCTCGATACAGCAGTGACCGTTACTCCAACCGCAGCCGCCGGAAGTATCTATGTCAACGGCACAGCAACAGCAAGTGGAAGCGGGCAGAGTATCTCATTAGGAGATGCAGGCACGGTAACAAAAGTATTCATTGTTGTGAAAGAAAGCAACAAAGCACCAAAAATCTACAAAATTAATATCACACGAGCCGAGGTATAACATGATTGGTAAATCAATTGAACTTGATAAGATGCGAACTCTAAAATTTGATTTCAATGCAATGTCAGATTTTGAGGATGTATACGGCAAAACCCTGATGGAAATTCTTACTACCGGAGCGATATCGTTCTCTGTTATCCGTGCTCTCCTATGGGCTGGTCTCAAACATGAGGACAGACAACTCGCAGCAGCAGGTCCTGCACGAGCCGGAGAGATTGCACAGGAATGGATGGAGAAGTCCGGCGGTGACGCAGCAGACCTCACGAAGATGGTAACCGATGCCCTGATAGAATCTGGATTTGTGAAAGTAGAGCCTGCCGGGGACGGAGATACTGGACCTGACACGACAGAAGGAGATGATTCGGGAAACTGCTAACTGTCCGGCAAACACTTGATAGGATAGCATCGGATGCTTACGGGATTTGTGGATTGAAGCCGGATGAACTGTACTCCATGAGCCTCAAAGAGTTTGAGCAACTTCGAGATGCAAGGCTGGAACAGGAAAAAATACACGACCTGCAGCACGCACAACTCTCATTCCTGGTGGCTACGGTGTGGGGCGGATCTGACGCAAAAATAGAAGACTTCATGATATACAAACCACAAAAAGAAACCCGCAAGCAGTCTCCGGATGAACAATTAAAGCATGTTGAGGGCATGAATGTAATCATGGGAGGACAATAATGGCAACCAAAATAGCAGACCTGTATGCAAATCTTAGCCTGAAATCATCTATACAGAAAGATAGCCAGAAGGCGAATAAATCGCTTGGCAAACTCGGCACAAATATGCAGAGTACCGCAGGCAAGAGTAGAGGTATGGCTACATCGATGGGTATGGCTGGTGGTGCAGCTGCGAGAATGTCTGCCGTTGCCCTCCCGCTTGCTGCAGGTCTCGCCGTTGTAGGTGGTGCGACTGCAAAACTTGTGATGGATACCGGGAAAATGGCTGACAAGATGCTTGACCTTCATGAACGGACAGGTCTGGCGACAGATACCCTGCAGGAATATCAGCAAGTCACCACGATGGCAGGAGTAGAGTACGATCAGTTCACAAAAGGTATTGAGGTATTCAACAGGAAGATGATTGAAGCCGAACAGGGGACAGGCAGAACCGTTGATGTTCTCAAGGAGATGGGGGTCAGTGTGTATGATGCAAACGGCAACATGAAATCGATGGAGGACTTGCTGCCATCTATTCAATCTTCACTCATGGGTATGGAAGATGTGACAAAACGCAATGCCTACGCCTCCCAATTATTTGGCAGGAATACCGAAGCCATGCTTCCTATTCTCGCAATGGGTGAAGATGGTATCAGGAAAGCCAGGGAAGAAGCCCACAAACTTGGTATGGTCCAATCAAACGAAAGTCTACAGTCTGCCAATAAATTCCGGCAGAGCATGGAGTCCCTGACAAACAGACTTAGGGCAGCAGGCACAACAATAGCAGTAGAGTTAATTCCAGTTTTGAACAAGTATCTTATCCCTGCAATCAATGATTATCTAATTCCAGGACTGAAAGTAGCAGCCAAAGTCGCAAAGGTGCTACTCACTCCTGCAATAATGGGGCTGAAGGCAGCATTCGACCTAATCAAACCTGCAATCGAGCCCATACAGGATGCTCTTATCAGGATGTATAATGTATGGGTGACCGTAATCAACAAACTGCGACCATATCTCTCGAAATTAGGATATGATTTCGAGAAACTGGAAAAACTATCCGCTGATGCATTCAAGAAAAACAAGGATGCCGTAGAGGATACTGCAAGCGGAGCACAGACCGCAGCAGACCAGTACAGTCAGGCAATGGATCAGATGCAGCAGGCAAGCGAGAACGCCAAACCATCAATAGAAGAAGCCAGAGCAGCGAGACACAAAGAGATTATGGCTACACAGGGCGGCTATTTCTCAAGTAGTGGTGAATATAAGTCAGCCGAAGAGTTAGGCATTTCTGCAAAATCTCCTAAATCTGGTGGATTGAAAGCAGCAAACGTGAATAGCAGTTCTTCTGGTGCAAAAACCACAACCGCAGCAGTCAATTCTATGAAATCGGCAGACAGTTCATTCCGTTCTCGCTTGATGAATCAACTAAATACTATCAATAAATCAATTAACAATTTGGAAATCATTGTCAATGTCAATGGAGCAGGTGGCGGCGGGGGCGGATTCTCATCTAGTACGCCCTCCGAAAAGGAAGTCAAAGACAATGAAAATATAAGAGGGTTTGCTGGCATGACCGGCTATCGAAACACAATCACGGGGATATAAACATGGTACAGATGAGGACATATCTGGAGCTAAGGGCTCAAAAAATAAGCACATCTTATGATTGGGGCGGAGTGTCTTATCCTACCCTACTTTTCAAATCTGCAGAACAGGTGCCAAGCGATGTGGGCACAACTGATATCCAGGAAGGGGTGCCTGACACTGAAATAGAACGTGAAGTAATTAACGTACTGTTTTTGTTTCCGTTCACAATAGATTATGTTTCAATATTGGATGGTACCATATCGGGCAACGTTTCTGTATCATGTTACGGAGATAGTTATGAAAGTTATTACAAAGTTGAAGTCCGAGAAATATACATCGACATCGTCAAAATAGATACAGATGGAACCGAAACCAGCCTTATCGGAGGAGATCATCTTGTTACTTCGTCAGGCCCGTCCGCAGGAAACAACACCACGTCTACTGCAGGATACTTATTTTGGATTAATGTATCGGATGCAAAAATAAGGGCATCTGACAGATTAGGAATGAGAGTGAGAATCAGAGCATGGGCTAAAGTTGAGACGGATCCTAGTGGGAACTGGGTACGCTTGAATCTTGAAAAAAATGGAGATGATTTGATGGTAAAACTTCCTATGGTGTAATTATGAAATATCTGAACTATATACACGGCAGTGGAGTAGAAGTTTTCATAGATAGCCTTCGCAAAATACCGATAGCACACGCAAGCGACATTGCGGAATATGCATCTATCCAGTCTGGCCAAATTAAAACGTTTCCTCGGTACGTCAAGCCAACACAGTATAGCCTATCCGGCAAA